AGTGCTATATTGAATAGACTTGTTGAGTATGAAATCTGTTTTGGTAATTCCTTTAAAGTTCTGAATAAAAATGGATTTAATATCAAGTCAACTGCGTTCAAAGTGAGTGGAAATACCAATAATGTTTACTTCTCCGATATTCCATCAGCTGATGGTGTTACTGGAGAATTGATTCTTATCAAAACTCAGGAACAATCTAGTGATAGTATAACTGCTACACAGAACTTACCAGTAGAATTAATCGTAAGAAGGAACGTTGGAACTATAGATTATGTCAAAGGAGAAATTAAAATAAGTGCAATAAATATAGTATCAACTGCACTTCAAAACAATTCTATAATTCAAATATCCGCAACTCCAAACTCAAATGATGTTATTGGGTTGCATGATTTGTTCTTACAATTTGATGTAAATTATAGTAATGTTGATATGCTCATTGACCCAATTTCCTCTGGGGCTGATCCATCAGGTTCAAGTTTTATATCTACACCAAGTAATTCAAATAAGGGTGTAGTACGATCATTACAATAAATCTCTATTACTTTAAAAGATTAAAATGGTAAGTAATAATAAAATCAGACTTGCACAAGTTTTTGAAAATCAAATTCCAGATTTTGTTAATGATGATTTTCCACTTTTCAAAGATTTTCTAAAACAATATCAAGAATCTTTAGAGTATCCTGGTGCATCGCAAGATATTTTATCAAAGATTGACAACTACGTCAATCTAGATGCATTATTGTTGTCTCCAGATGAAACAACTAGTAATAACAATTTTGCAAAAACTGATACAACTCTATCTGTTGTTAGTACCAATGGATTCCCAAGTTCTTATGGTCTTCTAAAGATAGGTTCTGAAATTATTACATATAAATCCAAGACTGATACAACCTTTGAGGGTTGTGTCAGAGGTTTTACTGGCATAACTGAAATTGGTGATGAAATTACTTTTTCAAGTTCTGTATCAGCAGAGCACTTTTCTGGATCAAAAGTTGAAAATTTAAGTGGCGTATTCATAAAAGTATTCTTCGAAAAACTCAAAAGGCAAATTGCGCCTGGTTTCGAGGGAAGAGAATTACCTGAGAGTGTAAATAGCAGACTCTTTTATAAGCATGTAAACGATTTTTATAGATCAAAGGGAAGTGCAGAATCTTTTAAAATCCTATTCAATGCATTGTATGGTGTTGATGTTCAGGTTATCAGACCATCAGATTTTGTATTCGAACCCTCAGCAGCATCTAGTAGAAGGGTTGTAAATCTAGTTGTATATGCAATTGATATCAATCAACCAGATTTAACCGATTTCCTTTTAAATAAAACACTATTTCAGAAAAAATTAAATAGTCAGGATATTAATCAAGATGTTTCAGCATCAGGTACAATCACTAATGTTGAAAGAATAGAAAGAGGATCTCAGAGATATTACATCATATCTCTTGATGATGACTATGCAAAAGATACCACTGTAAGAGGAACTATATCTGGTAATTTTGAAGTCACTAAGACAACCAGAATAACAGAAGATCATGCAAAAACTTCATCAATTTTATATGTAGATTCAACTATCGGATTTGATAGAAACAGATCTCTTGATGTATATTTGGATAATGGTTTAATCAAACCAATCCTAATGAGTAATAGAACTTTAAATGAATTTCACAATGTAAGATCAACATTTGATATTCCCAGAGGAACATTAGTATCTGCAAAGAACTATGCATACGTTGAAAATGGTGATACAAATATCTACTTTAGAGTTACTAATGTTTTAACTGATATTCCCCCATCTGCAGATAATAATTATTACTCTATTGGTGATCCAATTAAATTTAATACTCTTGGATTAAAGGATAGTGATAAAAAATATAACAATTGGACATTTAACTTAACTCCATCATACAATATCTCCAAGATTGATATTGCCAACCTATCAAGAAGAGAGTATTTTGTAACTCTAGAGGCAGAATTTGATCTTGTTACAAGAGATAATTTCTACATAACATCATCAACTGGTGATTCTTACAACGTTAGAATTATTTCCAGGGATAGTGCAAACACTTACGTTGTAAGTTCAACAACAACGATTAGAGATTATAATATTTCTACCAAAAAATTTGTACTAGAGAGAAAACTTAACAAAGGTAAGTTTAAGTCTTTCCCAGAAGCAAATACTTCAGTTTCAGATGTTCAGAACGTATACAGACCCAAAGATCTTTCTGATATACTATTTGTAGCATCATCTTCACTTCCAAATTATTTTAACGAAAATTTAAATGTAAGTGATAGAAGAATTACTTTCTCAGTAAGTCTACCTTCTGATGTTGAAAATAAGCAGATTAAAGTTGGTTCTGATGCAACTACAACAACTGCAGAAAAAACTCACTCATTTTACACTGGTGATGCAATAATCTACAAAGAAGATGATAGTAATAATCGTTTAAGTATTCCAAATGGAAGATACTATGTAACTGTTGTTGATAATAAAACTATAAAACTATCCGTTAGTTTAGCTGCAGTTCATTCAAAAGAATATGTTACAATAGAAGGAAGTGTAACTGACAATACTTTCTATTATTTTGATTTATTTGATATTGGTAGAGTTTTATCCGACGATAGTTCTTTTGAGTTAAAATCTAAAAAGTTATTTAAAAAGTTTGTTAAACCAGTAGATCAAACAAATAAAGTAGAAACTACTGCTGGAACTATTGGCATTTTAAAGAATGGTGTAGAAATCTTAAACTACAAATCCAAAAACTCAATTTTCTATGGTCCAATAGAAAAAATTTCCGTCATTTCTGAGGGTGATAATTATGACATTGTAAACCCACCTTCTCTAATAATCAATGATGGATCTGGTGCAAATGCTGGATCTGGTGCAACAGGCAATTTTGAAGTTAAAGGATCAATTTTAGATATTAAAGTTAAGTATGGTGGATTTAATTATAGAAACACTCCAGTAATTAAAGTTAGTGGTGGAAACGGAAGTGATTGTATTGTAAATCCAGTAATGGAAAAATACTCTCACGTTGTTGATATTAATGCCGATAGTGGGTTTTTTGTTGGATTATCTACAAATCCTGCTGTTGGAATATCTTCTAATGTTCTTAAGTACTCCGAAGGTCATTATTTTTACCCAGGTGAAAGAGTAATCTATGATACTAGAGGTAGACAAGAAATTGTTGGACTGCAAAATGGATCGACATATTATGTTGGTTTGATCGACAATTTTACCTTCTCACTACACAATAATAGAACAGATGCGGAAAATCTGAATAATCCCGTTGAAATTTTAGATTATGGTTCTGGTATTCATATTTTAGAATCGATAGAGAAAAAGCAAAGAATTGCAAAATTTAATGTCACATATTCAACAGATGACTATACCTTTAAAAAGGTTTCATATGATCCAAGTTTGGTTTCTACACCAATAGATTTCTATACAAACACTATCAACATACCTGGTCATGGATTTAGCACTGGTGAAATAATTACATATAACGCATCAATCTCACCAATTTCTGGGTTAACAAGTGCAACAAATTACTCTCTGACTAAAATTGATGAGGACAATTTCAAACTATCTGAAGTTGGGGTTGGGATTACAGAATTTATAACTTTAACATCAGCTGGTGTTGGTAGGCAGTATTTCCAATATCCAGATATTACAATTGAAATTGATAGTTCTAAGGACAATATAAATGAACTTAATGTAACTGTACCTCCAGAAGTTGAGTTAGTTGCAAGGGGAAAAATTAAATCGGTTTTCCTAGAAAATAATGGTATTGGATATGGATCTACAAATATTATTAATTATGACAGACAACCAGTAATAACTGCAGAGTCTGGAAGCGGAGCAACACTTAAACCTATCATTATTAATGGTCAGATAAGTAATGTTCTAGTTCAAACTCCTGGAAGTGGATATGTTTCTACTCCATCAATTACAATAGAAGGAGCTGTAGGTGGCATCGGAGCAGATTTAGTTCCTGTTATAAGTGATGGTAAATTAACTGAGGTTATTATTAGATCACCTGGAAATAACTATGATCCTAATACATCATTAAGTGTTATCACATCTGGTGGTGAAGCTAAATTCAGAGCAACAATAACAAGTTGGAATATTAATAATGTTGAGAGAAACTTTGGTTCCAAACAAATTTATGATGATGATGGGTTTATTGCCCAAGACTCTAGAGCACCATTTGGTGATGGATTCCAATATTCCTTCTTACAATATAGTCATGCTTATGTTCCCAGAAAGCTAAGAAGATCGATTTATAATAAAAAAATCGTTAATGGAAAGAGCACATTTAATCCAGATCTTGTTTTAGATGCTTTTGGTAGAGAAACTGACTCAACTTATCACTCACCCATAATTGGATGGGCTTATGATGGCAATCCAATTTATGGACCTTATGGATTTGCAAATCCAGATGGATCTGGTGGTATCAAGAAAATGGTTAGTGGATATAAGAGAAAAACACTTGCCAATAGACCATCTGTAGCAGAATTTCCACTAGGATTTTTCGTCAATGATTTTCAATGGACTAGTGAAGGTGATTTAGATATTCATAATGGAAGATTTGCAATTACTCCTGAATATCCAAAAGGTGTTTATGCATATTATGCAACTATTGGAGATAATTCAGAATCTTTCCAGAATTACAAAATTCCCACTTTCCCATATTTTATTGGTAATACATTTAAGTCTAAACCAATTCCATTCAATTTTGATGCGACAATATCTCAAGAGTTATTCACACAAGATCCTGAAATTTCAACAATTAATGAAAACTATTTAAATTATGATCTACTTAGAAACGTAACACCACACAATATTTCCAATCTTTATGGAAAATATGATTACTTATACAATCCAACTAACATTGCTGATATTTTATCTAAGGTTGAAAGAATAAGTTCTGGTTCTGTTGATAATATTGATGTAGCTATCCCTGGTCAAAGTTATAAAGTAAATGATAAAATTATTTTTGAACAACCAGAAACTGGTACTATTCCACTTGCAAAGATTGTAAGTATTGCTGGAACAGGTGTAACATCTATCTCTATTGGATCTTCAACAATTTCTAATATTGATTTTTATAGTTCCAATAATAGAGTTATTGGTATTTGTACGGCTCCACATAATTTGATTTCTGATCGAGTTAAAATATACAATTCCAATAATCAAGGAAATACTCAATATTCTGCAGAGATAGGTGTACCAGAAAGAATTTTAAGATTAAAAAAATCTGTCGGCACCCCTGCCCAAACAGGAATAATAACATATTTTGAAGTTATTGGTCTAGAATCAAAAACCGAAGTTCTTCCACCAAGAGCACATGACATTTATACAATCAATTCAGATTCTTATAGAGAACAAGTCAGAATATTAAATATTGACTCCAAGGACTCTAGAATAAAAGTAGAGAGAGAAGTAGGTGGATCAATAGGAACAAGTTATAATGCTGGTGCTGGAACTTATCTTGAAGAAAATTCAAGAATTTTCATTATCAATTCTACTTCAGAAAATTTAGATAAACAACCATCAATTTTAAATGAGCATTATTATTTCAACCCAGCAGAGTCTGTTGGTGTTGGTATTGGTACAACTCTAAGTATTTCTAATCCTGGGACTGGTGTTACTCAAATATTTGTTGATCCTAACAAAATATATTTACCATCCAATAAACTAAAACTAAATGATATCGTTTATTATGAATCCGATGGAATTGGAATTAATGCTACATCTATAGGTGACACATTCCCATTAATAGAAAACAGAGAATATTATGCACATCCATTCCCAGGTGGATTTGTTGGATTATCATCCAGACCTGTTGGACTTGGAACTACTGGTATTGGTCATGGATTAGATAATACTGATGTAGCATTATTCACATTTACCAGTTGGGGCACTGGAGAAAAACATAGTCTCAAAACTAATTATAATGCAAATCTAAGAAAATCTATTTCTACGACAGAAGTAACAGTTAACACAGAAAATAATCATGGTCTAATTGAAAGAGATTCAATAACATTTGATTGTAAACCAAATACCGAAAAAACTTATAAGGTAATCTATAACGAAGAATCTTCTAAATTTGGTGTTGGATACTTTGACTTTGTTAGTGGTGATGTGAACACCAATGATAATTCAATCACAATTTCCAACCATGGATTATATTCTGGGCAGAAAGTTATTCTTGAATCTCAAGCAGCTCCTGGTGGACTTGTTGGAAATAAAGCATACTTTGTAATTGTAAACAATCCTAATAATATAAGCCTTTCCTTAAATAACCAAGATAAAGTAACAATAACCTCACAATCATACGGAAGACTTGTTCTAATAAATCCCCCACTCAAATTAATTAAGAATCAAACTTTAGTGTTTGATTTGTCCGATTCATCACTATCATACTCAAGAAATAATACCAATTATTTTGCATTTAAACTTAAGTTTTTCTACGATAAAAATTTAACAAATGAATTTGTATCGTCTAAGAAAACATCATCCTTAAGTGTTTTAAGAACTGGAACACCAAATATCGATGCAAAAGTAAAATTAGTTTATGATGATCAATTCCCAGAAGAACTATACTATAATCTAGAACTTCTAGTTGATGACAACATTCCTGCACAATTTACATCAATATCTTTAGATACTGATGTAAACAATGTAATTACTTTTGTAGATAGTAAAGTTTCTGGATCATATAGCATTAGAAATGTAGAAAATAAATCATTTAAATTTTCAATCTTTGAAGAACCAGAAGCTTCTAGTTACACTTCTGGAATTGCATCACTAACATATTCTACAATTTCAACAACTGCCTCTGGACCAATCAATCAAGTTAAATTTATAACTCAAGGTTCTGGTCTACTAAAATTACCACAAATTTCTAGAATTCAAAGTGGTATTGGAACTGATGCTGTAATTCTACCAGAATCCAATAGTATTGGAAAGGCAGAGTTAATTGATATTGATAATATTGGTTTTGAGTTCCCAACAGATACTACTTTAAGACCAAGAGCATATTCTCCGAGTATTTTTAAGGTTGAAGCTTTAAAATCTATTGGTAGTGTTGATGTATTATCTTCTGGAAAGAACTACACTATTCTTCCAGATTTAATTCTAATTGATGGATTTACTAATAAGGTAAGAACTGATGTGGATTTAAAACTTGTTTATGACGATGGAGTAAGAGTTGAAATTATTAAAAATACAAAAACTTTGTATGATGTAGATTCGAAAATTATTCCAATTAATAACTCAAATGGATTTAAAATTTCAAATATTACTTATGATAGTTTAACAAAAGATGCAACAGTTACTCTAAGTGTTGTCGGTTTTACTACATTAACTGACTGGCCATTTGGAGTTGGATCTAAGTTTTTACTTGAGGGTGTAAGTACAAAAGACCTAGAAAACGATGAAGGATACAATTCATCTCAATATGGTTATAAGAAACTATATGAAGTAAAAACTTCTAATCCAAATCTTGGAAATTCAAATCCATCATTTACATTTAGTATGAGTGAATTTGTTGATGAAAATAATCCTGGAGAGTATAATGATTTGGCCACTTCTGCAAGAGCAGTTCCAGAATCATACTTCCCAACATTTAAAATTAACAGAAAAGACAATTTATTCTTTGTGGATGAAATAGTCTCAAACGGGACTACTAGTGATAAAGTTGTTTCTTGGGATGTTAGAAGTCAGTTACTCAAAGTATTTACAAATAATCCAGAACTTTTTAAAGTTGGTGACACATTATTAGGTAAGACATCTAATACAACAGGTTCTATAACAGAAATTGTTGGCATTACTAGCTTAACTTACAACATTGGACCAGTAAAGCAAAATGAGTCTGTTCAATTTACAAAGAAAGGATTCTTAAATGAACCAACTCAGAGACTTCATGATAGTGACTACTATCAATATTTCTCATATTCACTAAAATCTACAGTTGGAATTAGCACTTGGGGGAATTCAATAGAATCACTAAACCACCCAAGTGGTATGAAGAAATTTAGTGAACTACAAATTCTGTCAGATTCTGGTGTAGATTCGCAAATTAATTCCATACAGACTGAAAGTGTTGTTTCTCCTCTTGCCAATTTTGCATCTTTCTATGATTTAAATTGTGTTTATGATTTTGATCTTGTTACAGAAAATAATATTGATAATGCTATATCAAATGAAGTTCTATTTAAATCATCACTTCTCTCAGACTATACAGCATCGGTTAATAATAGAGTTCTACTAGTTGATGATGTAAGTAGTGATTTTAATAGTAATCCAAGAGCAACCTCATTCTCAGTTGTAGATAGATTTACTTTAAGAGATATAAGATCTAAAAAGTATGTTCTATTCTCTAGCAATAAGAGATATCCTGGTGAAAGGCAGATGATAATAGTCAATTTTATCCATGATGATTTCTTTGGATTCTTGACACAATATGGAAGAGTTGAAACTGCTAGTGTACATGGATACTTTGATATTGGAGTTTTCCAATCCACTGGACTATTACTATTCTATCCAATTGATTATGAGTATAGTGACTTTAATCTTAGTGGATATAGTTATACAAGTGCAGATGCTTTAGTAGGAATTTCTTCTCAATTATTGGGAGATATTGTCAAAATTGATACTCAACAAGTAAATGTCCCTCAGGGAACAAATACTGCATATAAGATCGTTGGAATTGATAGTTCATATACTTCATCTAAGATTATGGTTACAATTGAGAAGTCTGATAACTCTTACTATCAATATGATGAATTTAATGTCACCCACGATGGAACTAACATATATGAAACTGAATTTTCAACACTAGCTACCGATAATTATGATCTAGATGTTTCTCTAGGAATAGGAACATATCAAGTAGATTATAGTGGAGGGGAAGTTCAGTTAAGTATAGTTCCACCAAATATTGGATTATCTACTGATTATTTGATAACCTCAACAATTGTTTCTATTTCAAACACATCTAGGGTTTCTACTGGAACAAGTACATACAATACGACTCTTACTGCAGTTGCATATGCAACTACTAGTGTTGGGGCAGCAACATCAACTACAGAAATTATAGAATTTGAAAGTAAGTATAAGGGATGCAACATTTATGCTAGTGTTGAAGATTTGACTAATGGAGTTGTAGAGTTTTCTGAACTGGTTGCTACACACGATGAAACCAATACTTATATTTCAGAATTTGGAAGAGTTGTTAGTGATGAAGATTATGATGAAACAGGAATTGGTACTTTTAGTTCAGAACTAAGTTCTGGTAAACTTAAAATTTTCTATGAACCTCTACCAAACAGAGAAGTTCAAGTAAGAATTTTTGTAAATTCCTTACAACTGGTTGATCCTGGGATTACAACAACAAAATTAACCTTTAATGATGGAGAATTTTCGACATTATTTGGTGATTATGTTGGATCACAAAATGAAATCAAGAGAAGTTTTGAATTAAGGCACAAAGGTGAGCCAATTTTCCAAAAATCTTTTGATGCATCTTTAATAGGAACTAGTATTTCGGTAGATGAAAATATTTTAATATTACCAAGTCACTTCTTTGTAACAGGTGAGCAAGTGAAATATGCTTATGGTGAGGGAAGCACTCCTATTGGAATTGTGACCACTAATATTGTTGGTATTGGAACAACAGATATACTACCAGAAGATCTTTATGTAATTAGAGTTGATGGTGGCAAAATTAAACTTGCATCTAGTGCAGAAAACGCACTTAAGTTCAATCCAGAAGCAATAGCATTTAGTTCTGCTGGTCTTGGAACAGATCATACTATTACTGCAGTTAATCAAAATGCGAAAGGAATTTTCACAATTGATAATATGCTTCAGTCACCTATTATAAAAACTGAAGTTACAACAACACTATCTACACATGTTCCACTACAAGAAGATTTAATTGATACAATTGGAATTACATCATTCTTTGCCAGTGATGTAATTCAAATTAATGATGAGGTGATGTTGATTGAGAATGTTGGGATCGGATCTCTTGATAAATTGAGAGTTAGAAGACCTTGGTTGGGAACCGAGTTGGGTATTCATAGTGCTGGTGATACAGTTTACAAACTTTCTGGAGATTATAAGATCGTTGGTTCTTCAATTAACTTTACATCACCACCATACGGAAAAGTTCCACTCTCTGTAGATGTAAATCAATTTGGAATTCCATATGTAGATCCATCAGATAGAGACTTTACAGGTATCACTACAAGTTCATCCTTCCACGGAAGAACATTCATGAGGTCTGGAATTGAAGATGGTACTGAAGAGACTTATTCTAAAAACTACATTTTTGATGACATTTCAACCAGATTTACTGGAATTAGAACTTCATTTGACTTAAAAGTTAATGGTTCTGATGTTACTGGAATTTCTGATAATAACGCAATCATTTTAGTTAAGGATATTTTCCAGCAACCAAGTAGAACTGGTCCATCTACTATTTCTGGAAATTATAAACTAGAAGAGTCTGGTGGAGTAACTAGTATTGTTTTTGAACCAACCACTTTAACTCCTGGTGAAGATATCAATACTTCTGGTTTACCAATTGGTGGAGTGATCGTTAGTGCTGGTTCCACTCGTGGTCAAGGATATCAACCTTTAGTGGCTGCTGGTGGAACAGCAACTATTTCTGGTCTTGGATCAATTACATCAATCAATATAGGTTATTATGGATCTGGATATAGATCTGGTATTCAAACGGTCAATGTTTATGTTAGAACTCAATCCTTCTCAAATACAACTACCACTCCTATTGGAATAGCAACTATTTCTGATGGACGTGTAACAGGTGTTGCCGTAACAAATAATCAAATATTCTATGTCCCCAAAGATATTTCTAATGTTGGATATAACTCCATTTCAGGAATTGCAACAATTACTACGAGTGAGGATCATGGACTAGAGACAGGTGAAAGTATTATTCTTTCTGGAATTGCATTTACTTGCGATTACTACGCACCAATTGACATAACAAATGCTCTCTATGACAATGTAACTGGTGTGATGACAGTTACTACAGCATCTAATCATGACTTATCACCAACTGGAAGAAATAGTACAGTTGTCTTATCTGGTATCGCATTTACATGCTCATATGATGGTGGGGTAGGAATACTTACCCATCCTAGAGAATCTGATCCAAATTACTGCGGATCAAAAGTTCTAGCAGTTAATAGTGCAACAGAATTTGTAGTAAATGTAGGTCCATCAACTGCAGAATCATTCTACAATTCTGGTGGAACTGTACAATCAGCAATTATTGTTCCAAGAAAGAACAATAATTCAGAAAGTGGTCAAGATTTTGCTTATGGTGGATCTCGTGTTCTGAAAATTTTAGACAATAATACATTTGAAGTTAATGTAGGAACATCCACTATTACTCACTTCTATTCAAGATGTGGTAAGGTGGAGAAGAAATTCAAAGTTATATTTGATGCCCCACTAGGTTATACAAACATTCCACTAATTTATTCTAATGATTCTGTTCAAGGAATTGGAACAAAAGCATCAATTGATTTGGTTGTTAGTAAAGACACTGGCATTGATGATTTCAAATTCAACAATACGGGATATGGATATGGTGCTGGTGAAATTCTAACTATTGCGATTGGTGGAACAATTGGAATACCTACAGAAACAAGCACACAAGTTGCAGTTTCTGGTGCAACCTATGATAACATCAGTGGTGTTCTTACAGTTACTACCTCAGCAAACCACAATCTATATGCAGGAATTGGAATCACATTCAATCAACTAGTATTTGAGTGCGATTCTGGTGGTGGTCTATCAACTGCATATTTCCCACCATCTGCTGGTGATGGAAATGGTCCAGATAGATATTCATTCTATGTTGATTCAATCACTTCATCGACTGAATTTGTAACAAATGTAGGACCATCTACAATCAGCCATTCATATGTAACTGGTGGTAGTGTTTCTAATGATCCACTCGTAACATCATTTGATGAATTCCAAGTAACAATTGATAATACTTATAGTGATGAATTTAGTGCTTGGACAATAGGAGATTTACAGCAACTAGATCCTATTGATGTAAGATTCAATGGAGAAAGAAAACTTTTCCCACTTACCTATAAAGGAGTAAGAACTTTTATTGGAGCAAAACCTGGTAGTATTATTGATGTCCCATCAACACTACTTGTCTTTATCAATGATATTCTACAAGTTCCTTATAGATCCTATACAATTAGGGGTGGTAGTACAATCGAATTTACAGAACCACTACCAAAAGGATATACTTCAAAAATTCTATATTATAGAGGAACTGAGAATATTGACCTTGAAGATGTTGATATTGTAGAACCAATTAAAGAGGGTGACACATTAAAAATCAATTCCAATATTAATTACCAGAAGCAAGATTTTAGACAAGATGAAGTTATTGTTTCTGCCGATACTATTCAAACCAATTCTTACACTGGAATTGGAAGATTGAATGATGAAACTATTGAGAGACCAGTACTAGCATGTATACAGACTGAAGATATATTTGTCAATGGAGAAATGATTCCTAAGACTAGGAAGCTTTATGAACCAGATATCGTCCCAAATACTAGAATCATTCAAAGTGTAGGAGTTGGTAGTACTATTATTTGGGTAGAAAATGCTAGAACATTCTTTGACAATGCAAATGAAAATCTTGAAAGTGCAAAACTTGGTCGAATAGAAATTATAGATCAAATTCAAGGTGAAGTTGGAGTTGTAACTGTAGGAATATCTACCCTAGGCACAGTTACATCAGCTACTATTGTAAATGCTGGTGCTGGTTATACATTTGTACCAGAAATAACAATTGGAATTCCAACTTCTGGTAGTGGAGTTGCTGCAGCTGCGACTTGCACGATTACTGATGGATCTATTACAGCAATAACTATTACAAGTGGTGGAAGTGGATATGGTATTGCAGAGGAACCTGCAGTATTGATAGAAAGACCTAGATTTGTAAGAGAATTTATTGAAAAAGTTAGATATGATGGTGATTTTGGCACTATTGTTTCACTTGCAAATACTACTGTAGTTGGAGTTTCAACCGCACTGAAAATGGGATTCCATATACCTCTAGATTCTTTCTTGGTTAATACTGGAGTTACCACCACTGGGTTTGCTACAGGAGGTGTTAGTGGAATTGAGACAGGTCATTATTTTGTTGCATCAAATACAACTGTTGGTGGAGGAGTAACTTCCCTTTATAATGATGGAAGTGTCCTTGGTATAGCAACAGAAGGATTTAATAATGTTTTCCAAGTATATGATATTGAAAGAGTAATCCAACCCGTTGCAGGCATTGGATCAACAGAAGTTGTTATTGTTACTACTTTATGCAATGCAGTTATTGAGGAATTAGATATTTTTGATACATTTGATAGTTCACTTCGTACTTTAGATTCTCTAGGTGAAGATGCTCCTACGTTTGATGATAATAACACTCCACCATCATTCTATGGAGATTTTTCTTGGGGAAGATTAGTTCTTGATACAACTAGTAGTAGAAAAGAACCGAGATCTTTTGATTCTTATCACTATAATGCATATACTGGAATAACAACTTCACCAGTTGTTAAGAGAACTTTCCCATTACAAACAGAATCATATACATTATTTGATGAGTGATTATATAAATAACCTATACGGACTTATCTAAGTAGAATATAATGTCATTTCAAGGAATATCAACAGGTACAATACCTAATGATGGGACAGGTGATTCACTTTCTCTTGCTGGACGTAAAATTAACAGCAATTTTGATGACATTTACAATGCTCTTGGTGATGGCACTACCTTATTTCAAGGGAATCCAAACATAGTTGTTGGTTTAATAACTGCAACTGGATTAACCGTTAATGGTGATGTTTCTATTGCTGGAACATTAACATATGAAGATGTTAATAACATTGATTCTGTAGGATTTATAACTGCTAGAAGTGGAGTTAGAGTAGATAGTGGAGGTATTATTGTAACCTCTGGTGTTTCAACATTTAATGATAATGCCAAATTCAATGATAATGCTAGATTGTATTTTGGTACAGGTAATGATCTAGGAATCTATCATAATGGAACTGATAGTTACATTGATGATCAAGGAGATGGTGATTTATACATTAGGGGTGGTCCTAATATTAGATTTATGAAGGCAGATGGCATAGAGACTTATGCCGTTATGTCTGAAAATAATTCAGTAGAACTTTATTATGATAATTCCAAAAAATTCGAAACTGCAAGTACAGGTGTTCGTGTAACTGGTGGCATCCAAAAACTTGGTGGAACATCTGGAGAGTTTTTAAAAGCAGATGGATCTGTAGATGGTAATACTTACCTGGTAAATTTAACCGATGATACCAGTCCACAACTTGGTGGTGACTTAGATCTGAACAATAGAGATATAAATGGAACAGGAAATATTGATGTTACTGGAGCATTAAAAGTTAGTGGAGTATCTACACTCACTACTCTGAATGTTACTGGAGTATCAACATTTCAATCCAATTTGGACATTAATGCTTCAATTGATGTTGATGGTAATACATATCTTGATGATACAGAAATTGATGGAAATTTAAATGTAACGGGTACTGGTATTGTAACTGCAACAACATTTAGTGGATCTTTTTCTGGAACAGCAACTAATGCAACCAATATTGCAGTTACAGATGAATCTGCAGATACGACATGTTTCCCAGTATTTGTAACTGCTGCAACTGGAAATCAAGCACCAAAAACTGGATCTAACTTATCATTTAATTCCAGTGATGGTACATTAACTGCGGTAACATTTGATGGAGATCTAGTTGGTGATGTTACAGGTAATGCGGATACTGCAACAAGTGCTGCATCTGCAACTGATGCCACTAATGCAGCCAACATTACAGTTGCAGATGAATCTTCAGATACCACGTGTTTCCCCGTATTTACTACAGCAGCAACAGGAAATCAACAACCAAAAACCGATGCTAGTGCCCTAACTTACGATGCATCCACTGGTACATTGTCTGCAACAAATTTCAGTGGTAGTGCAAGTGCTAGTAATCTTTCCAGTGGTACTATTCCTGATGCTA